TATTATTCTAGAATTATTATTCATTGGTCCTGTTAATCCTATATTATTATTTTTTTTTAATATTTCTATACAATCTGTTACCCAACCTTTTGTTTTAAATTCAATATCATCGCCACATTGATAAAAATAATCACATTTATCATCTAACGCTTTTTTGTAAATACGGTTCCACATGACGGTTAAATGCCCTTTTTTAATGTTATCCATATATAAATACTGAAAATCTATATTAGTAAATTCTCTTTTTAAATTATTTAATCCATTTTTTGTTTCTTGATTATCGAATATTTTATCACCACGATCAATCCCAATATAAAAAATATAATTATATATTTTTTCAATTTCTGTTAAGGATAAAAGTAATGTCTTTATTGTATAATTATATAGATATGTCTCTTTATAATTTTTCCACACACGACCATTTGATGTTGTTGGAATAAGTAATCCAACTTTCATTATATTATATTTATTATTTATTATTTATTATTTATTATTTATTATTTATATTTATTATTTATATTTATTATTTATTATTTATATTTATTATTTATTATTTATATTTATTATTTATATTTATTATTTATATTTTATTTAATTACAAAACCCCTCCTCTATAATTAATTTTAATTAATCATTGTCCCTCATTAAATTTCGTTCTTTTACTACACTTTCTAAAACCATATGAGGCGTATCAAATCGTTTCATATATTCTAATAAAGCACATGTATCTTTTGGAAAACATGCCCCTCCATAACTTAATTTACCATCAGGACCTGGGACACTTGTATGGTGCGGCGTGATCCATTTATTTTTTAACATAATATCTTTTACATTATCATAACTAATATTCATTTTTTCACATAATAAATAGATTTCATTAAAAAATTGTATTTTTACTGAATAAAAACTATTTACACATATTTTCATTGTTTCACTTTCATCACTTGTACATTTTGTAATTTCTGCTATTGGATAATATAATGAAAAAAAATTATCAACATAATTTAAATTAGCATCTGTACAATTTTTACTTTTACCCAATACAACATGTATTTGATTATGAAAATCATTGGTTGCTGTACGTGCTGTAAGAAATTCAGGATTATGAATTAATTGTAAATTCGGATATTTATCACATAAATTATTTGTAGTTTGTGGTTCAACGGTAGATTTTAAAATAATAATTCCATGATATTTATTTTCATGTAAAAAAGAACATACTTCATAAATCGCATCCTTATCATACATATGTTGTGTTTTATCAAATATAGTCGGTAAACACAAAAATATCATTTTGGTGTTTAAACAATTATCAATATCACCCATATTTACATCCTTTTTGTATTTATCATGACAAAACACCTGTATACCTTTATCTTTAAAACTATTTAAACATGCTCCTCCTACAAACCCAACACCTATAATAGATACATCATATACCATATAATAAATATATAATATATATATATATATTTATTAGTTTTTACGTGATTTAATTACTATTTCTTTATTGTGCGCTATATTTTACATTTATTTTTCAACATATAGGAAAACATTTATTTTCTTATAGAAACATTATTTATCATTGTTTTCCTTTTTTTGTAGTATTATTTTTTTGTGTTCCACAACTTCTTTGCGTCTTTTTCCCTATTATAAAATATAATCATAATTTATTATTTATTATTTAAATTAATCTACTCATTATAAATGAATCATGACCTATCTCAAAATGCAATAACACTTGATATTCATAATAATTTCGAACTTGATGTTGTTGTTCATGATAATGATGGAAATGATAATGAGGTTGTTTCACAAGAAAATAATAATAAATCACATAACTCTTTTTCAAATTCACAACCAGTCGGTCCTAATACATTTATTCCTTTAACGAAAGTTACGCAATTAACATCTTTATCACATAGTATAGAACACGTCGCACCACACAGTGATGATATAAACGATAGTTGGTGTGGTAGTGACCCAAGTGATACTGATTATAATGAGAGTGAGTTTGATGATGATCATGATAATGACAATAACCGCAAAGAAAATAACCGCAAAGAAAATAACCGCAAAGAAAATAACCGCAAAGAAAATAACCGGAAAGAAAATGAAAGTAATAGTTCAGTAGAGAATAGTAATATAAACATGAATAGAGTAAAATATAAAAAAATATCTTATAATGAAGTCAAAATCCAATTTAATAAATCATATGAACAAGATACAGTTCACCGATATTCTTCCGCCTTAGATATTCTCGCCAGTTATTTAAAGGGTCAAAAAACAATTTACATGGAATCACGGTCACATAGTGTTATTATGCTTAATTTCTTAATGTTGCCTGCTATTTTTTTATCCGCTTTGGTGAGTGTTATTCAGGAACCTCTTAGTAATAACAATCACGGTAATATAATTATTTCAAGTATTTCTGTATTTGTCGCCTTTATTTTATCTATTATTAACTATTTGAAACTCGATGCCGCATCCGAAGCCCATAAAATATCATCACATAAATACGATAAACTACAAACTTATGTTGAATTCCAGTCAGGACAAGTCCTCCTTTTCAGCGACCCGTTACTAACATCCGACAATGTCTTACGCCAATTACAAGAACAAAAACAACTTTTAAAGTCTACATGTAACGAAGAAACATCTGAAAAACGCAAGAAATGGATTATCAAAGAAACTCGTATTTATACAAATACTTTATTTACCAAACGACAAGAAATAGAACGAAATTTTATTAAAGAAATGGCGCAAAATATTAAAAGCATTGAAGAAAAAATATCCGAAATTAAAGAAACAAATCAATTCCTCATTCCACGCACGATCCGTTATAAATATCCAATTATTTATAATACCAATGTTTTTTCTATTATAAAAAAAATAGATGATTATAAATCTAAAACTCTTACTAGTCTTAAAAATTTGAAAAATGAATTGAGGTTTTTAAATGCCTTACATAAAAAAGTAAATTATAATATTAATCAAATTCATAATGTCAGATATTCTTTTTTATTTAAACAGAAAAAAAATATTATCCATACTTTACTTTTTTTAAATACCGCATTTTCAATGATCGACCGAATGTTCCAACAAGAAATAATTAATGGAAAACTTCGTCAAAAACATTGGATACGCTTTAAATTAAATGAATTTACAAAAATATGTTATTCTTTTTGTCGCTGTTGTTGTCACTGTTGTTTTGGTAGTAGCATGAGTAATAATAATATTAACGATAATAATAATATAAATAATAATAAATCTCAATCAAATTATTTGTGTAATTCTTTTTTGCCACATAATTATATTGACCCTGAAAAAAGTGGTGGAAATATATTGGAAAAATTAATGGGGTTTGATAAACATTTGGATACAATGGATGAAGATTTTAATGATTTTTATAAAGAAAATATGAGAATGAACAATATGAACAATATGAACAATATGAACAATATTATTGAACCACAACGTTACAGTAAATTATCTTTATCTGAATTAAATGTTTAATTGATTTATTGATTTATAATAAAAATTGAAATATATTAAATACAACTATTTCATAATAAATAATCACTAGATTAAATTTTATATTATGAGTTCTACCGTTAATACAAATGATACCCTCATTAAAAAACGCAAAACTATTAGTAAAAAAGACAAGACTGTTATTGCAACTGATAATAAGGAAGTAATTGCCATAACTGTTGAGGTTCCCGAATCTAAAAAACGCAAAACTACTAAAAAAGTTAAGACTGTTATTGAAACTGATAATAAGGAAGAAGTAGTTGTCTCAATTAATGATGTTATTCAGGAAAGATTGTCTAAAAAACGCAACACTACGTGTTTAGTAGATACAACAAACAACACTACGTGTTTAGTAGATACAACAAACAACACTACGTGTTTAGTAGATACAACAAACAACACTACGTGTTTAGTAGATACAACAAACAACACTACGTGTTTAGTAGATACAACAAACAACACAAATACTCTCACCGACTCATCTGATAATATTGTATATAATTTTAATATTAGTTCACAACATCATGAGATAAAATCGCAGTTAGAGGCACAATTAGAGGCACAGATAGAGGCACAGATAAAAACAAATGTATATCTTGAGAAAGATGAATTAACTGCAAAGATTGATGCAGAAAATAGAGAGAAATGTGCTCATGCTTTTAAAAATGGATTTATGAATAATAACGATTCAACTAATTTTATTATAATGACAACTATAATGAAAATTATATCTGATTTGTCAAAGTATGCTAATTGTAATTGTTTAGAAGACACAACTGAACAATGCACATATGATTACGATAAACAGATTGACCAAATTAAAGTTCTATTTATGTATTTAACTACTATTCCGAAATTTCTTAAACAACACCCCGAAATGATAGAAATGACTATGAAGAAAATTGAACGATTTCGCGAAAAGGAGAAAGATAATGTTGTTTTACAGCAAACATATACTTATTATGATATGTTTATTATACACCTAAAAAAAGAAATTAGAAAAGAAAGTGGAGAACATGATTAATCAAAATAAAAATAAAAATAAAAATAAAATTTAAATAAAATAAAAAGATTATTAATCTTTTTATTTTTAGTTACTTATTTAGTTAGTTAGTTAGTTATTTATTTAGTTAGAGTTTAATTTTCATTTTTACAAACCGTTCAACTTTTTTGTAGAAAAATCCCATAATTCAATTTATTTTCTTATTATCTATTAATGTGCTACAGTGCTAGATCAAGTTTAACAACATTTTTAATTGTTTTTTCTATATGTATTTATCTTTGGATAAAAGGCGGAAATGTTAATAAATCCTTGGCTATCATTTTATTTTTTATTTCATTAATGCAAATTCTTGAATTATTTATTTGGTTAAATTTAGAATGTTCAACTATTAATAAATTTATATCACTCTTTATTCCTATTTTATTATTTCTTCAACCGATTGTTGTAATAAGTACTGTTATTTATTTTAAGTCAGGTATATTGTCTCCGACTTTCTATAAAATTGTCCTTGGTGTTTGGTTTGCTTGTTCTCCATTTTTTATAAATTGGATGAAAAAAGGTTTAAATAAATGCACAAAAGTCGGAATACTTCCGGGAGGGCACCTTGAATGGCCATTTGCTAATTCTTCTAATGATCAATTTATACAAACTATATATAATTTAGTCCTTGGAATTGGAATAGGTACTTTGAATACTAAATGGTATGGAATATTTTACATAGTTTTATCTTCATTAAGTTATAATTATATTAAAAAAATATATGGACATTCTTGGGGTTCTATATGGTGTAACTTTGTTAATGTTTTAGCAATAGCCGCATTATTTATTAAATAAAAAAACCAAGTCAATTAAAATCAAAGATCCAAGTCAATGAAAATCAAAGAACCAAGTCAATGAAAATTATTATTTTTCTCAGAAGAATGAGAAGTCATCACCAATTAAAGGTTCTTGTGTAATAATACATTAAATAAAAAAGATTGAATTTTTTATTTTTTACCTGCCTATATTTTAACGAGTTTTCATTCAACACTGTTACACGTCTTTTTATGTTTTTCATTCCAATGCTCTATTTGGCATTCATTAGAACAATAACGAGTCGCACCCTCACACGTGCCACCACATTTCTTTGTTGTTTCGCTCATTACATTACAATTTGAACAGACATATGTTTTTGGAATTGCTTTGTTTGTTTTCTTGTAAATATAATTCATCGCTTTTACCCATCCTGCTTTGAACCCCGAACGCCATTCATAATTACATCCTTCACATCCAAAATATTTTTCATGTTCTTTTTCTACTGATTGTGATTCGCCCGCATAACAATAGCATTCTTTATCACACTCACATTCACATTCATCATCGGTTTCTTCCTCACTTAGCACATAATCTTCATCATCGTCAACATCACCGTCTGACACATATTCGCGCTCTTTTTCTTCTGCTTCGTGGCAAATTTGCCCTTTGTCGCGTTTTTCCGCGATAGCATTCTTAATTTTACTACTATACTTTTGATATATATCGCTTACCTTTATTTCTTTATTTTCTACAGAATCATTGCTTTCATATACTTTATTCACTTTTTTGACTCGCTTGGTCAAAATACTTTGAATAAGCGAAACACATTCTTGGCAGCGGTTAAACACTTTTTCAGATTTCAAAGTAGACTCCATTTTAGATAAATTTATTCGTTTGTTCGTTTGTTCGTTTGTTCGTTTGTTCATAAATCTATCTTTAAAATCTATTTCAATTTTTTGAAATTACTCTTAAATTTAATTAAAAAAAATGAAAATTTTATTCTCTTCGCCTGGAATTGAACCAGGGACCAGCGGTTATTTGTCATTATTTGACTTTTATAAATATTTATAACTCTACAGACCGCCGCTCTACCAACTGAGCTACAAAGAGGTTTATTTTTCATTTTTTATAACAAAAATTCCTTTTTATATAATGTTTTTGTTTACAATTCAGAAATGTCATCTTTTTTCTTTTTCATAAATACAGTTGTAATGTTCTGAAAATAATTAACAATTTTTTAATTTTATTTTATATTTAGTATCCTATAAAGTATAAGAGAAATAATAAAACAACCCCAACAATTAAATATCATGTTTGCCAAATCATTATTCATATAGATTTCCATCTTTTCAAGTGGCGTGAATAAAAACATCCATGGACCCCACCATTTCTTTTCATTCCATAATTTCTGTTCTATTCGTGTTATTATACACCCTTTGAAATAAAAATGAAATATAAAAATAATTATCCATATCGCAACTGATACATAAAAATAAATATTTATTTTTCCTATCATTAAATACACTAATGGAATTCCTGTTAATAACCAATGAAATAATACTAATATGTACCCATTTATTATTATTTTATTTACATGTTCTTGATTTAGTGCTGTTTTCGGAGTAAGTAAATATTCACCATAATCTGTTATCTTTTGCGTATTTATTTTTCTTTCTTCTAATGAAAACATTTTGATTTATTATTTTAATGTTATGTTATTATTATTACTACTATTTATATTTATTTTTATTATATAAAATAAATATAAACTATTTGTTTTTTTTGTTATTATATTTACAGACACATTTTTTCATTATAATTCTTTAAATGTTGTTCAATATAATCTTCAATATTAATTGTCATTAAATTCAGTTTATTTTTATACGAATAATCGCTTCTTGGCATTGGAACACTTACTATAACTGATATTGTTGGTTCTGTTGCGATGTAATCTTCTATCTTAAACTCATCGTTTGGATATTCGTGTTTGATATAAATATAATCTAAACCATTTGAATTATTCTTTCTAATAGTATTCTTTTTTTGCGTCCATCCATAGAATTCAAATATACTATTTATCCTATGAGAATTCATAAACTTTTATAATATATCGCCATATTACATTTAAATATGTTATTAAATAATATTACTTAAAACAGATAGCATCATTATGAAAATAAAAATATAGTTTTCAATATATATAGCAATGTTTCTTGAATATGTTATTCCTGCGGTGATAATGTTATTTTTAGATGTTTTATATTTAACAAATATAGGCGGTCGTATGTTTGGTAATATGGTAAAGAATATACAAGGACACGAAATAAAATTAAATATTTATGGAGCAATTGGCGCATACACGTTAATGTTAGTCGCACTATACAAGTTTATACTTGTTGATAGAAAATCTCCAACAGACGCATTTATATTAGGGTTATGTATTTATGGTGTATTTGATTTTACCAATTATACAATATTTAAAAAATATGATATGTTTGTAGGAGGATTAGATATATTATGGGGCGGAGTATTATATTATGTTGTTACTTGGTTAACATATAAAACATATAAAATAATAGGCATTAGGCATTAGGCATTAGGCATTAGGCATTATGGTTGTTTAGTTCGTTTTCCAATGATAATAACATTTTTTATTTATAATATATTATGTGATAATATATTATCACATAATTCATAAAAATACGGTAAACATCTCAAAAAGTATTTGAATTAATACAGTTATATAAAAATAATGAATATTTATTTTGCAAGTGGTGAGGTTTGAACTCACGAAGCAAATATGCACAAGATCTTAAGTCTTGCCCCTTTGACCGCTCGGGAACACTTGCTAATATTCTATTATTCCAATATATCCATATGGGGACTCGAACCCCAAACCTTGAGATTAGAAGTCTCACGCGCTATCCATTGCGCTATACGGATCGATTGAATGATTATTAAGTATTTACTTAGTCAATACTCATTCATTCGCTCGTTCGCCTACTGACAATTTTAATAAAAAAGAGCGGTATTATTTGGTTAGTTATATGAATATAGAATTTAATTATTTTTATACTTAATATTGCAGTTATCCTAAAAATATAATCCTTAATTATTGCGGATTGTTCAGATTATTTTTCTACCTATTCACTTATCTTTTGTGCTTAATCCGTCCTCTTGTGCTTCGCCCGTCCTCTTGTGCTTCGCCCGTCCTCTTGTGCTTCGCCCGTATTAATCTGGGTTACTTGTCTATGAGATTTATATGGTTGCGTCCCATAGACATACTATATATATGAATATTCTTTAAATCCTTTATTTAAATATTTTTGATTAATAACCATTCGGCGGCCAGTTTTCACAGTCTGGAAAAAATCTACATTCATTACACAACTTTTTATTATCTTTTACAAAATGAATTATATCTTCTTTTGTCATTTCTTCCCGACACTCAAAACATTCAACCCATTCATTTTCTTTATCACTTTTATCACTTTTATCACTTTTATCACTTTTATCGCTCTTAGTATTATCCATTTACTATTATGTATAAATATATATAAAAGTATTTATATATATTTATATAAATACTTTTAATCGCAACATATATGAAACATATTAATTTATTTTCTAAAACAAACACAAATGAAATATCTTCAAACACCATAACAAAAAATAATGTTCCTTACTTTGATACCTTATTATTGAAAAGTTGTAATCACCCTTTATGCGAATCTACACAATTTGTAAAACAGAAATTGTTTGTTTCTTTATTTAAGGCATTAGATAATAACATGTCTAAAAATAAATAAATATATATATATAAATATAGAAAATATGAATATTATAAAATCAAATAATAAATTTAAATATTATTATGATTACTACCCTAAAAAAATGCCCGATTATTTGGCGAATTTAACTTATAATATAGAATTTTTTTATAAAAAAAATAAAAATGGTTCATCTATATCAAATGTCGAATCTATTTTTTGGGATGATATTAATTATTTACTTTCTGACCCAAATAAATACTCTATTTTAAAAAAATGGAAATACAGACGTTCTTTTTTATTAACTGAAAAAGAACATCAAAATAATACTACGATATTTGGGTCTAACTATACATGGCGGGAGAGTTTTATTCTAGGATTACTTATGTTCGAATACCATTAATTTGAATACCATTAATTTGAATACCATTAATTTCACATTAAATATTTAAACTTCATATATCATTATGAATTGTTTTCGTTTTTTTTATTGATTTCTTTTACTACGCGTTCTATGACACAATCATATTCTTTATCTAGACATAACAATTCTTTCAGTATACTTATTTTTAACTGATTAAATACGTTTATTGTATGAAAACTTTTATTTTTTATTTGATGTTCATGATTCATTTCATGATTTTCATAATATTCTTCTTGTGTTTTTGTAACATATACATCTAATTTTTTTTTCATTAGATTGAATATTTCAATATCTTCTGGATAGTATTTCAAATAAAATTCTATATCATAATGTAAATCTTTGAAAAAATCTATATAATTATTACTGTCTAATGGATATTTATTTAATAATAATACATAATAATTTGGATACGGCATGTTATATGGTCTTTTATAATTTTTAAACTGATGATATGTTATTGACCAAAACTCAAATGGTTGCCCATCATCGCGATAAAATACTATTCCGTTTTCTTCTTTTTTTTTATTTAAATTATTTTTAAATGTTTCCATTGCTGTCTCATCTACACATTTTTTTACTTCCACATGGTATTTAAACACTTTATCTTCAATTAAATTCGGCACTTCTAATTTGGGATTATTTATATCTGTTATGTATGTTAGAATAATTTGTCTATCAGTTGTAATGACGGCATAATAACATTTGCCTTCTTCTAATAATTCATAGTTTATTTGGTCTTTTAATTCTGTTTCACTCATTATTAAATCATGTGGATAAATAACACTTTCTAATGAAATTATCACATTATTGTGATTATTGATTTTGCACGATGTCTCTGTATCTGTCTCTGTATCTGTCTCTGTATCTAGAGATAAAGAATATTTATAAACTCTAACTTGTGTTCCTTTTAATTTTAAACTATAATAATTTATTTTATTTTTGTTTAGTTCAAACTCATCATAATCCATAATTGGTAATATTTCTCCACAACAAACATTTTTACCATTCATATCAATAATTTTTCCTTTTTTAAATGTTAGTGTTATATCATCATAACAATCGTGTGATGTATTATCTATATAAAGAAATCCTTCATTTACAATATCTTCCGGTTCGTGAGAATATGAGTCATGAGTATTCATTTTGTTTTATCTTTTATGTTTTATCTTTTATGCGTTATGCTTATATATTTTTAATTTTTAATCAATTCAATTTTTTAATTAATTAAAAATTGAATTGATTTAACTGCTAATTAATAACACTATTAAGAAACATATATTAATAATGAATTCTACTTATATGTGCTATTGTGGTTGTAATGTGGTTTTTAATGTAAACTCTAATATTAGAGGTGCATTAATTCGATTCCATGAGTTATATTTTATACTAGAAGATAAACTTTATAATGATAATTGGGAAAATTATATTGGAGGATTAATCACATGGGGTGAATTCAAAAATAAAATTATTGGTAAAATTCAAAGTATCAATAATAATCATCCAATCAGGGACAATAATAATCATCCAATCAGGGACAATAATAATTATCCATTCCCAAATGTTTGGTTACATTTATATAATCAATATATCCGCGACGACTCATACCAAAATATTCATCATCACGCTTTAATGCAAACTATCTACATTTACTGATTTTAAGTGTTATAAAAGTATTTGAATTTATTTAAAAAAAATAGAAGAATGAATATAATTTCAAAAGAAAAATATTTGTTTTTTATTAATCATCTATAAATGCTCCCAGCGAGGCTCGAACTCGCGACAAACGGCATATAAGACCGGTACTCTGCCAACTGAGCTATGGGAGCGCAGTAAATACATGATTAAAAAAAGACAATTTGATATTTTTATTCTTTCTCATTCATACATATCACACTGTCTTTATATTATTTTTTTATAATTTATTAAATTTATCATTGTAAATAACTTTTTCTATTAATATCTAAACTTGCTAACCATTCTTCTTGGTCATCGCCCCATCCATCATTTTTTAGTTCTTGCTCTTGCTGTTGCTGTTGCTGTTGCTGTTGCTGTTGCTGTTGCTCTTGCTGTTGCTCTTGCTGTTGCTCTTGCTCTTGCTGTTGCTCTTGCTGTTGCTGTTGCTGTTGCTGTTGCTCTTGTGATTCGACAATTTCTTCTTTTAATGTTGGCAATATTGATACAGTTGGATTTCGAATTGGTCTCGTATTCAGTCCACACGATACTGGCGATTGAATTGACAGAACTCGTCGTTTATTTTCCTCATGTTTTTGCGATTGGAGTGGTGTTTTTACAATTTTACTAAGATAAGGAAAATTGTTCTCGCATTTTGTAACTCCTTCACATACTTCTACCGCAATTTTCAAACTTTGAAAATATTTTTTGGGGGTTTCCTTATTTTCCTGCTTTTTTGGCATTTCTTTTTCCTTTTTTAATAATTCAGGACAATATTTTGTGGTATGTTCTGCTTTTTGTTTACAGTACCCACACACGATATTCAATAAATACGGACACGTGGTTTTACCTGTTACTTTATCACGAATTGCGTGATAAAAGTCTTTCTTACCTGACATACAACACAACTTACATGTTAGTTGTTGCTTAGTGGATGCCATTTTGCTTTGTTTTGTTTTGTTTTGTTTTGCTTTGCTTTGCTTTAGTAGTTGGGTAATCATTCATTCTCCTTGAAAAGGATTTCAATTTTTAAAAGATTTTTATTATCATACATTTAAGGTGGTTAAAATGACATTTCTTTTATCTTTTTATCTTTTTATAAATAAAATGCAGTTTAAACGTTTATTTAAACAGTCTTCTGACTTGCTTTTCAGTAAACTTCCCCATTTAATTTTCAAAGATATCAGTCATGTTTTTATGACTTTTTTCGCAATTTTTATTAATTTGTTTAAAAATATTGGACAATTTTTCATGTCTTTTATTTTAATGATTCGAAATTTTTTTATCATTATTCAGGAATTTTTTCAAATTGTTGGCGATATTTTTTAATATTTTTTTTATACATTTTATTCCATATTGTAGAACCAAAAAAACATGCAAAAGATTTACAAAATGGTTCTATTTTTTTTGGTAGTAAAAAACATATTTAATACTATTTTACATTCAAAAAATAAAGACAAGAAATATTCATAAGAGAGAAATTCATATTTTATTTTATTTTATTTTATTTTATTTTATTTTATTTTATTTTATTTTATTTTATTTTATTTTATTTTATTTTATTTTATTTTATTTTATTTTA